CCGCCAGCAGGGTGAGGCCCGCCAGCAGAATGAGGCAATCGAGGACCAGCTGGGCAACCTCGGCCCAGTTGATCTCATCGCGGGCCCAGATCAGCCCTCGGGCGATGGTGCCGGCGGCGCGGCCGGCGGCGCGGGGAAAGGTGGTCATGGCGGTGAAAGGTGGTGGTGGTGGTGGGGCTCTCTGCCCCGGTGCTCTGAACTGTAACCCACGGGGGACTAAGTCACGGAATTTCCTGTGGAAGGTTTACGGATTGTCACATCATGCCATTCGCTGCAGCCACAGCCTGGCGCCACCAGAGACAGATGAGTAGAGCGCCGATGCGACTTTAATCGACTCCGACTCCGTCAGCTCCAGCGCCGTCGCCCTCAGCGATTGGCGGGTCACCTCTTCATCGCGAGCGCTTACGGCTGCGTGACAAAGCAGGAAGTGCGCAAGATCCGTGGGTAAATCCATGCAAGCGGAAGCGGTTGCCCTATAGTAACGGCTCCCTACCAGGAATCGAAATGTCCGCTCCTCTCACGGGTGACGCCCTGATCGCTCGCGTCAACGAACTCAAGCCTGCCCCCGAGGCCAGCATTGCCATCGAGTGTGGATACGCTTCCGAGGCAGGCAAGGCCCGCCTTGCTGCATTCAAAACCGCTTTGCTCGAAGCGCACGGCCTGGGCTTGACACCCGCGAAGGGCACCGGCACCGGCAAAGGCCGGCCGCTGTCGTTCTCGGTCAAGGTCGGCACCAAAGGCCAGGTGGTGTTAGGCGGCGGTTACGCCGAGCTGATCGGCCTGGCGCCTGGTGATCAGGCCGAGATTCGATGCGCTGATGGCGGACTGCTCATCTGCCGGCCGGGGTTCAACCCGGCGTCCCCTGAATCCTGCGTTGTCGAGAGTGTCGCGGATCTCATCACCTACGACAGCGCACCGGCGCGGGAGCTGGTGGCGGCCTGATGTCGCCGGGGCCTGCGGCGGCGGGAGCACTGATCCCGGCGAGTTTTGCCCTGATCAATGCCACGAGCTTGAGCAGGCCTACCTAGCCATGGCCGCTTTCGCCCAGCTTCACTCAAACAAAGCCACAGACTCCTGAAGCGACTCCGCTCTTCCCGGAAACAGCCGCTTTTCTGACGCCGTCGGTGTCCGCAGGGCCCGGTTCAACTCGAGCCGGGCCTTCACCATGTCTGGCCCCTGCTCCTCCAGCCGGCGGATCCGCTCATCCATCGCCTCGATCAGTTCGGGATCCTGCAGCCGATCCCGTTGGCGCTGCAGTCCGTTGAGCCGCTGCTGGTGCTGCCCCTCGGCGAACGTCTGCACACCCCGCTCGTGCTCCTCCTGCCAGCGCTCCGAATCGAGCAGCACTGCACGCACCGCCGGGTTGCGTTCCTGAACGGATTCATCGGGAACGGGAACCGGGACGCACCGGCAGCGGGGATGAAACGGCAGCACCACCCGATCCACCGGGTACACCCTCCCGTTTCTCGCCGCGCACGTTGGGCAGACCCGCTCATCATTGCTGGCCAGCACTCGCACATAGGCGTCGCCGCGTTCGCGGGCGCGGGTCAACGCCCCCTGCGCATAGGCATTGGCCAGTTCAGCCCGGGCGATCAGTGCCGCTCGCTGCTCCAGCCCCAGCCGTCGAGTGATCCCGTTTGGATCCTTGGCGCCGCGCAGCGCCTGGCGGATCTGTCGCTCCAGCCGGGAAGGCCCCCATCCGCGCGTGGCGCCCTCCCCGACAATCTGCACGAGCTGGTCGCGGAACCGGACGACTTCGCCCTGAATGAACGCACTGGTGGTGGTGATCGCGGCGCGAATCGCCGCGGGATCGGCACCGGTGAATGGCACGGCAGACGGCGGCAACCCAACGAGCCGTTGCAGTTCGGCGCCCAGCTCGCCTCCAAGCTGGCTGGCTTCGCGCAGGTCTCGTTCGTATCGGGCCCGCCACTGGCTGAGTTCGTTTTCTGGCAGGAATTGCTGCGCGTCGTAGATGATCGCCCGATATTTGGCCGTGGCCTCCATCGCCGAATACTCACCGGGTCGGCGGATGGCATTGCGGGCCGGATCAAAACCCTGCGGGCCTAGCGCATCGGTGTAGGCCGCGTAATGGCGCCGTAGATCGACCAGCACTCGCTGGAGGCTGTTCCGCAGAGTGGCTACGGTGTTCCGCGCACTGCGGCGTTCCAGCAGGTCGAGCGTCCGGGCGTAGTCGTCAACAACACCCACCAGCCGGCGCGGGGCCGGTGGGTTGCTGCCGGGGCCTGGGGCCTGCGTCACTCGGCGGCGTCGTCGCCGTCGTCGTCGCCCTGAAGCACCGCAAGTCGGAGGTTGAGCTGCGCCTGGCCGAGGGCAAATACGACCTCCTCAACAGAGTAAGGAAATTCCTCACTTTCAAGGGCACGCGCAATTACGGCGTGAAGCGCCTCAGTGAAATCCATGGAGATTGGTGGGATTGGACATCTCAGCTTACCCTCTCAGCCCAGGAGCGGCAGCATGCGGCTTGACTTAGTTTTGGCAGGGCTCCGTCATGATGCAAAGGGAGCCCTGATCAGCCGTCAACAGGAAATCGTGCTTGACGCACTCCAGCGCTCCCACGATCGCGAAACAGTCACGCTCATCATCACCAGGATCAACCTCAGCGATCGCTTGATGGACTGCATCGTAGACAGCTTGGCTGTAGGAGCTCATCGGCATAGGTGCTACTGGCCTTAGGTTTCCGGCTCTGGCGGCAGCCCGCCCAGGTCGTTCAGCCCCACCTCATCTGCTGGCTCTGGCATCTCCTCCGCCAACCGCTTCAGCTCGTCGTCCGCGCTGGTGGTGACAGACAACTTCCCGCGGCGCTGCAGCTCTTCGATGGCGGAACGGCGGCTCATCAGTGCCTCCCCGCCGGCGAGCTGCTGCAGCTGGCTGACGTCCTGCGCTTCCATTGGCCGCTCAAACAGCGTGGCCGACATCGACATCCCGGCACCGTCTTTCAGCTGCTCGCCGGTGAACATCACCCACAGCGCCATCAGGCTTTGCATCGCGCTGCCTTTCCGCATCGCCAGACGCAGAATCACCGATTCGGTCTGAGCGCCCTCCAGCCCCGCCTGGGTCGCGGTCTTAGTGGCCCCAGAGTCGTTGTAGAGAAATCCGAGCGTCTGCCGGTGGATGAGCTTCTCGATGTCCTCCACTCCACGCCGCTGATCCGCCAGGCTGGAAGCCGAGGGCTCCGCGAACCCGAAGGCGCCGTCTGTCTCAAGCTCGATGATGCTATTGGGGCCGATCGCCACCGGCGGCCGGCTGCCATCTGCATTAAACGGGCCGGGAAGGCGGCCTTTCACCCACGGGACAGGCATGCTGCATCTGCGCCTCAGCTCGCGCAGGTTGCTGCGATCCTGGAAATGCTCAAAACAATGCTCGACCACCTGGCGCAGCGGCAACGCGCCGCGGCCAAATCCGATCCCTTCATCAGCTCGATACCAAACTACCGGGCAGACATCCAGCTGATTGCCATTGGCGCCAAGATAGTTACCATCATCAATCATCACTGCCTGCGGCTCAGCACTGACTTTCTGCTGGATTTCCCACAGCTGCCAATATCCTCGGCCAATCACTCGATAGCGCAAAACTGATTTCACGCCAAATTCACCATCTTCCTTTTCATTTTCTTCCAGTATCGTTACCTTTTCCAGTTTCTCCATGCCATCAACGATTGACACCCGCCAGTTCAGCACCCTTGATCGCGGGCTGGCTACCAGATAGGGGCGGCGGTCGGCGGCGATCTCTGCTGCTGAATTAGCGGGTCGCCCGGCAGGCATTTCAACTCGTAGCAGGGTGGCGCCATCGCGCAGCAGCAGGCTGTCGGCATGCTGCAGCCAGGCCACGAGGTTGCTGCCTTCGCGGTCAACATTATCGACCACTGCATCCAGAGTAGCCGGCGGGCTGGAAAGTGAAAACTTTGACAGGATTCCGGTAAAAGCCCAGATGCTGTCGTAGAAAAAATCCGGGAATACAGCACGCTCTAAACGCTGCTGATATGCATCATTAGGCTCTTCGGTCTCTTGCGGCAAGTATTTCTCTTTTACGCCTTCGCCCTTTAACCGGTGGTAAGCGTCGTAGGCCCGCTGCAGATCCGGCAGGTGCTCATGTAGCGCCGGATGGATATAAGAGGGCAGCGCCGGGTTGTTTGTCGGGTGAGTCAATGGCCGGCCGGGGGGCTTTACCCCTCAGGTTTCCGGCCGCTCCCACCAGCTCGGCAGTTCGCGCCGAAACGCTCGCCACCACTGCTCGAACCGATCGCGAACGGCGTCGGCACCCACGTAGGCGTGCCAGGTGAGCCAGGTGGCCAGCTCCAGCACGCCAGAGATCAGCAGCACTGCCACGAACAGCGGGAGCTTCCAGGCGACGATGTGCCAACGGCGATAGGGCATGATCAGTGTGGCTGAATAAAGATCGAGCCGCCGCCGGGGCAGCGCTTGTTGATAACCCGCCCCCTTGCCGCGGCTGCCATCTCAGCCACTGAAATGCCGCAGCCGCCGCTCGCGGATGAGGCAGGCTTGGCGCCTGTTGCCGTGGGCGCCACAGGCATTGATTCAAGGCACGCCAGGTAGGATTGGCGGTCACGGTTGTACCACGAAAGCTCCAGCTCCCGGCCAGCGGTGTCGGCGACGGCAAGGCTCCGCAAGCCATACGCAGACAGCTGGGGCCGTTCACCGCACATCGGCGCTGCTTGCGCTGCATGCTGGCGCCCTTGCTGGACCAGTCCTCCCGGCGCCCAGGCCAGGATCAGAGATCCGGCGAGACCGGCGATAAAGGCAGGTTTCATGGGTGGAAATGGTGGTGAGCTTAGTTCCATTATAACAACCCTAGCTGTTGCGCAGCTAGCTCAAGCTGTTTCTTGGATCGCCGCTTTTGCTTCGGCGCCGCCATGGTGTTTGGCGCCGCGATGGCCTTTGGCGCCGCGATGGTGTTTGGCGCCGCGATGGTCAGGGTGAGCTGCAGCGTTTCGCTGAGCCGCCGGCCGCGCAGCAGGCTTTTAAAATGCTGGTGAAACTGCTGGAGCGGACCTCTCGGGTGCGCCATCCGCCGGGGATGATCCCACCACCTGAGCAGTTGCCCCCGATCGCCAGGGTGCATCGCGCCCCACGCATCATGGACCATCGCCAGCAGCGGGGCCGCGATGTCGACTTCTGGCGGCGGGGGGAGATAGGCGTCAGCTCCGTGGATGTCGTCGAGGTTGCTGGTGCTAGTCATCGCGGCAAGCATTTCGCTGATTTCAGCCTCGCTCATCCCTGACTGTTCCGCCACATCTTGAGCGGTCAACCACTGATCGTTCATCAGCCGTTGCACCTTCCCCCATTTCTCTCTCCACTTGTTCGGGAACTTAATCGCGTGGTTCCGATCACGAAAGAAGTGAAGAATTTCCCCCGCGATCCATGGCACCACGATGGAACTCAAGGCATAGGATCGCCCGGTTTTGGGGTTGATGCGTTCCGGGTCGTATCGGCGGCAGCCATAAATCAAGCCGACAAAGGCCACGGCTTCCAGCTCGTCGTAGGGGTAGCCGGTGCGTCTGTGGAACTTGTTGGCTTGATCACGGGCGAGGCCCATGTTTCGGGTGATCAGCTCCTCACTGTCCTCGGTCGGCGGGGGGAAGGCTGCCGTCACGGCGGATCCCCCAGCACCACGCGCTGATCAAACTCAAGCAGCTCCTTGGCGCGTTCCGCCAGGAGCCCGGGCGGATCTCCGATGATGACGCGCTGATCAAACTCGAGCAGCTCCAGGTAGGCGTGGCGGCGGGATTGGTGGGTGGGGTGGAGGGTCATGGGGTCTCAAGGTCAGCGATGGCCCAGTAGGGGAGCCAGGGCGTAGTGGGCCCGATGTACTGAGCTGGAACCAGCGTCCAGTAATGGCGATCGGAGTTCCACGCCCAGCACCAGCCATCAGGCCTGAGGTCGGCAGGGCCTGGGAATGAGCCATCAACCTTCCGCTGCGGCTTCGGGGGAATGTCGAGGGTGAAGCCAGATGGCTCCCGCGCCACGGCCACATCCCCACCAGGCGGGAACAGTCGGCGCCAGAGGGTGTGGATCATGGCTGTGACTCCCCTTGCCAGGCCTTAACCGCCCGGATGAGCAGACCGGCCAGCTCGATGTTCCCGACAGTTCGGCCGCCGGAGTAACGGGCAACCTCGAGGATCCGCTCGAACCTGCCGCGGAGTTCTGGCAGGCGGTCGTCGCGGGTCTGCGGGATAGTGCCGGTCGCAGGGATAAACCGCTCAGGCGTGTCACGCCCTCCCCAGGTGCTGCCGGGTGAAACAAAGCCGCCGGGCCCGTAGGGGAAGCTGCTCACGACCCCACCTCCGGCTCATCGCGGAAGTCCGGGCCTGGCGCCAGCAGGCCATCGCGAATCTGTATGGCGGCATTGAGTTCACACGTCAGGCTCGACAGCACCCCAAGGGTTTCAAACCCGGTCAGGCCGTGCCGGTAAACGCAATCGCGTAGATCCTTGAGCAATCGATCAGCGGAGGTGGGCGCCTCATCCGCTGCAGCGAGGATCCGCTCGAACTGGACGCGCAGATCCGGTAGTTGATCGGCAGGGGGCGCGTCGCTGGTCAGCCTTCCCCTGAGCGCCGCGACGGCGGCGTCAACATGATCCGCTTCGCAGAACATATGCAGGGTGTGGTCGTCGTCGATCGCAACCACCAGGCCAACCATGGGTGCGTAGAAGGTGTGCACCTCATCGGCGCAGCACTCCCACTCACCCAGGTCGCTGGCGACAGCAGGGCCGGTGCGCTGCGTCGTATAC